GTCGGGGTTTACTGCCGGCTGAAATGGCCTGACGACTGGAAGCGCCACCACGAAGAGTACAACCGGCTTCTCTGTCATCCAGCACTGGATGCCGGGGAGATCGTCGAGCTGCAGAAGTCCTTGGACAAGAATGCCAAGTATTTCTACCAGTGTGACCAATGCCCGCTGAAAGATTTCTGCAACAAGAACATCTGCAGAACCAGACCACATGGTGTTGGCAACGGCACAAGCGATCTGCCGGAGATCAACGGCATGACCATCATGCTGTCGGAGCCACGCATCTATTTCCTGAACGTGGGGGAGGATCGACTACAGCTAAATGTTGAACAGTTGCAGGCACCTCATCTCTTCCAAAGGGCCTGTATGTCGCAACTGCAGTTCATGCCCCCTCTGCCTAAGTCTGCACAGTGGCAGGGACTGATCAACAACTTGATGTCCGAGGCTGTAATTGTTGAGGTGCCAGAAGAGCTGACCCTTAGTGGGCAGTTCCGTGATCACTTGCGCTCTTACTGCACCGGCAGAGTCCAGGCCATGTCCCCGGAAGAAATCAAGATGGGGAAACCGTGGACGGACAAGGGACTGACGATGTTCACGATGGCAGGGCTGGATACGTATCTGAAGAACCGTGGGTTCCATGATTACTCCAGGCCTCAAATCCAAGAAGAAATCAAGAAGATCAACAACGATGGCAGCGACGGCAACAAGACGCTGATGATCAAAGGCGGACCCAAAGGAAGGACATCCGTGCGTGTGTGGTATGTCCCAGAATTTGAAGACACTGAAGTAGAACTAGAGGTAAAGGAATCTGACTATGACAGCCCCTTCTAACAAAATGCTCCGGATCGCAGAGATCTCCGAGTGGTTAAACGTATCCAAGTCCACGATTTACACGTGGGTAAAAGAGGGAAACTTCCCGAAGCCAATCATCCTTGGTGATGGCGATCGCTCGGCCGCCAGCCGTTGGATGGAGCGGGAGGTGAACGAGTGGCTGGACTCGCGTCCCAGAGGTGGTGGAGGCTACGATGATTGATAATGCAACCCTGATCCTAGGACCTCCTGGCTGTGGCAAGACACACTATCTGATCGAGCAGATGGAGCAGGCACTTATGTCCGGGGTAAAACCGCACGAGATCGTGTTCGTGTCCTTCACAAGGAAGGCTGCGGCCGAGGCTGGGGACCGTGCGTGTGCAAAGTTCGACCTCGACCGCAAGGCCTTCCCGTACCTGCGCACCCTGCACTCCCTTGGCTTCCATGGCTTGGGCCTGCAGCGCAGCGACATGCTGTCGGCAGAGGACTACAGCGCCTTGGGTCGGCAGCTCGGGTTGATACTGGAAGCGAGCCGTGTGGTTGATCCAGACGATGGCGAGCCCATGCCCTCGATCAGAGGGACGGGAGCCGCGTACCTGCACATGATCTACAAGGCACGATACCGCGGCATCAGTTTGGAGAAACAGTTCAGCGAAGATGAAGACTATGATCTGCACTTTCCAATCTTGAAGCAGTTGTCTCAGGCCCTGGAGATGTACAAAGCAGCTAACCTAAAGTTCGATTTCGTTGACCTGATCGAACGCTACACCGAACAGAACGACCCGCCATACTCCAAGCTTTTGATTGTGGACGAGGCCCAGGATCTGACGTGGCTGCAGTGGCAGATGGTGAAGATGCTGTCCACAAACTCGGAGCGAGTACTGATTGCAGGGGACGACGATCAGGCAATCTATCGCTGGGCTGGCGCAGAAGTACGGCATTTCATTCAGTCGGCACAGGACAGAATCCTGCTGAAGCAATCATACCGCTTGCCGAAAAAAGTCTGGGAGCTGAGCCAGCATGTAGTGAAGCGGATATCTTACCGCCTGGACAAAGAGTTCCTGCCCCGCGAGGAAGAGGGAGAGCTGCATCATCATCTGTCCGTGGACTCCATACCGCTTGACAACGGGGAAACCTGGACGGTCATGTTCCGTGTGAACCCCTACATGTACGACTTTGCCAACCGCCTGATGGACGAGGGCCTGGTGTATATGATCAAGGGCAAGCCGTCGATCAACCCAGAGATAGCCACAGCAATACTTACGTGGCGCTCTCTGCAGCGCGGTGAGAGCCTGCACCTGGGTCAGGTGGTGGATTTGTACAAGCGGATGTCAAAGTACGGTAAAAACGCGCCTCTGCGCCGCGGAGCGATGAAGCTGCTTGAAGCTGCAGATCCAGAGCGTCTCTACGACTACGATTTATTGTCCAGAAGCTATGGATTGCAAGCATCGCTTACAGACGATGCCTTCGATGTAATCCGCATGTCTACCCAAGAGGCCTTGTATATCGCTGCGGCCGAGCGGCGCGGTGTGGATATTTCTCTGCCGCCGAAGATCAACCTTTCCACGTTTCATGCTATGAAGGGCGGGGAGGACAGAAACTGTGTTGTGTATCTCGGGTCGACCAGGGCCTGTGCCGAGGGAGATCAGGACGACGAGACACGCGCACTGTATGTGGCCATAACAAGAGCAAAGCATGGGCTGCATTTCCTAGACACCAAACGCAGATACAGGATTGAAATATGACCCGAGACGAGATCCTCGAACAGGCACACCAGTTGATCAACGGACCGAGGGCCAAGGAATACGGCGATGCGTACCACAACTTCGATCGCATTGCCCAAGGCTGGAACATCATCATCCAGAACACCAATGGACCGATGACCGCGAAGCACGTTGCGTTGATGATGGACTGGGTCAAGACGTGCCGCCTGCTCGAGACCATTGACCATGAGGATTCATGGGTCGACAAGTGTGGGTACTCGGCACTCGGGGGATCGTTTCATGCAGACTGAGCTGTTCCCGGACAACGACTATCTGATCGCAGGTGAGATGGATGTGATCGAGCGGGATTGGTTTATCCCATCGGAGTTCCCTGACCTGCGTGACGCAAGCATTATCTCCGTCGACCTTGAAACCAAAGACCCCAACATCAGAACCAATGGCCCCGGCTGGGCAACCAAGGATGGACACATCATTGGCATAGCCGTGGCCGTGCCTGACAAGTCTTGGTACTTCCCCATCCGCCACGAGCGCGGTCCCAACATGGATGCCAAGATGGCCTTGCGTTGGCTGCAGGCACAGATGAAGACCGACGCCATCAAGGTCATGCACAACGCCACCTACGACGCCGGCTGGATGCGGGCCGAGGGCGTGGAGATCCACGGCAAGATCGTCGACACGATGATCACCGGCGCCGTGGTGGACGAGAACCGGCTTGGATACGGGCTGGACTCGTTGGCTGCTACCTACTGCAGCCTCCGCAAGGACGAGAAGCTGCTGCGCCATGCTGCCAAAGAGTTTGGTATCGACCCCAAGGCAGAGATGTACAAGCTGCCAGCCAAGTATGTTGGTGCATACGCGGAGCAAGATGCGGTGGCCACCCTGAAACTGTGGGAGGCGTTGAAGATACAGCTGGAAGCACAAGATCTTTGGTCGATCTGGGAACTGGAAACAGGTTTGATCCGCTGCCTGCTGGACATGCGAACCAAAGGTGTGCGTGTGGATGTAGAGAGGGCGGAGCAGAACAAGGCATTCATTCGCTCCAAGTCCAACGAGCTGCGTAGGTCTATCGACAAGGCCGCAGGGTTCGAGGTCGAGATCTGGTCTGCCAACTCCATTGCCAAGATGTTTGACAAGCTGGGCATGGAGTATCCTCGGACACCGGAGAAACTAGATGACGAAGGTCTTCCAATCCAAGGCACGGGCGGCGCCCCGTCGTTCACCAAGGATTTCCTGAACAGCCACCCGGCCGAGGTGTGTCAGCAGCTGGTCAAGCTGCGGGAGTTTGACAAAGCAGACAGCACATTCATCGACACCATCCTCAAGCACGAACGCAACGGTCGCATCCACACTGAGATGCACAGCACGCGGCGCGACGAAGGTGGCACCGTGACCGGGAGGTTCTCTTCTTCGAACCCCAACCTGCAGCAGCTGCCGGCCCGTGACCCCGAGATCAAGAAGCTGATCCGCGGCCTGTTCATCCCAGAGGAAGGGACCAAGTGGGGGTCGTTCGACTATTCGTCACAGGAGCCACGGTTGCTGGTACATTTCGCGGCATCCATTTCTGAATACCAGCAGGATCCTTTGATCCACAGGATCGTCGAGGAGTACCACAAGGGCGATGTTGACCTTCACCAGATGGTGGCGGACATTGCCGGGATTTCGCGCAAGCAAGCCAAGGCGGTGAACCTGGGCATCATGTATGGCATGGGCAAGGCAAAGCTGGCCAACCAGCTTGGCATCTCGGAAAGCGAAGCCAAACACATCATGGATACACACCAGGACCGTGTTCCCTTTGTGAAGCAGCTGTCGACAAAGGCATCAAAGAGAGCCGGAGATGTTGGACAAATCCGCACAGTGCTTGGTCGCCTATGCCGCTTTGATATGTGGGAGCCCAGCACCTTTGGGTACAACAAACCGTTACCCT